AATTGTCTCGATCCGGTCAAGACCATTGGAATAGGTGACCTCCGCTGAGATGACATTGCCGAGCGGCGTCCCATTGCGGGTAATGGATCCGTTGAAGTGGCCAAAGCGCTGTTGCGACAGGGCCGTGGTTGTACCTGCAGCCGTGGCAGCGGCGGCGGTTTCCCCTTGCGCCACCAGCCGCGCGGTTGCGGTCAGAAGACCTGACCGTGACATTTGCCAGCTCAGCTGGTCGCAAACGCAGCCCGTGTACATCGCATAGCGCGGCACTTCGGGCATACCCGTCTCGATGGACATGCTTGGCAGCGACCAGTTCCCTGATTGGAAGGTGTGGGTCTTGGGCGTCGTGCCGGTGGTCGTGGGGCCTCCGAATGCCGCTTTCAGCCAGAGTCCAAAGTTCTCAACATCAATCGGCACCACGACATCACCGTCCGCCGTGACCGCGTCCTTGATTGGGGCTAGCGGATCGCGCCCTTGGCCCAAGAGCTCCGAGGCAATCAAGGGTTGCTCGGAGCCGAGCGTGGTGCTGGCGAAGGGCACGGTGCGGAACCCTGTGGCGGGCGCAGTGCCGTAAACAGTCTCGAACGCCAGCGCCATTTGCGCCCGCGCCCCATGGGCTCGTGCCATTTTTATATCCTTTTCAGCGGATTTTGGTTAGAGGAGCAGCAATTGCATATGGCGCAGGGGCAAATCATGCTGGGCCAAGCGCTCAGCCAACGCACCTATGGTGCAGACACGACCCGAAGGCAGACCTCGAATGACCACTCTCACATCAAGCACTGCAAAACCTTCCGTCCTCGCACCGGATCTCGAAGTCACGGGCGATATCACCACCAAAGGCCCCTTAGTGGTTCAAGCGCGTGTTGTCGGCAACATTACCGGTGAGATCGTGACGATTGAGCATTGGGCCAATGTAAAGGGCGACATTGAGGCCAAGCAGGCAACGATTGAAGGCGTTGTCGTTGGCGCAGTTATCGCAGACGATGTCCGCGTTGCACATTCCGGTCAAATCAACGGCTCAGTTCATTACACCAAATTGACCGTAGAAGCTGGCGCGATGATCGAGGGGCATCTGAGAAGGATCACTCCGCCCCCAGAGCCCGATCAGCCGAGTGAATTGGCCAGCGAATAGTGTAGGATGACGGGCAGGACAGCTGCCTTTAAGCTTGCGGCCCCCTCCACAGTGAGATCCGCCGGCTCTGGGGCCGCAGCCTCTACCCAGTCGCAAAGACCCCGCAGGGTCCGGTCGGCAGAAAGTACGGCGCCAACCTGCGCGACCAGTGCGTCGAAGACTGCGTCCCGTGCCGCAGCACTTTGCACAATCATCTCAAGCTCCGCCCTGTGCTGGTAATGATACATCAGGGGTGACAGCGTCACACCGGGCTCACCCGGGTTGCCATCGCGCAAGATCATCAGCCCGTAAGGCGGGATGCGTTCCGGTAGGACCTCGCCGCGCAGGACGGGGACATGTGGGATCGTGCGCAGGAGATCTGCCAAGGCGGTCAGGATTGTTTCGCGTGTGGTTGGCATGGCTGTCCCGGGGTGTCGGGGCATGCCCGGACTTATTGATCGTGCTTCGGCTTAGACGATACCAGCCCAGCGAGGCGCCGTGGCAGATCGCTTCGGCTGTGCAGCACGTCGATGATGATGATCTGCCCTGGGTATTCGACGAAGACCACAAAGTGCTGACCTGCGCGCGCGAACCTCAGGTCCTCTGGCAGATCAGGATCGATCAGGCGTCGGCAATCCTGGGTGACGGCGGTCCCGGTTGCGATCTCCGCACACCTCGCAATCAGATCCTCCTCATAGGCTGCTGCCTGACGAGGGCCAAAGGTTTCTGCCGTCCAGCGCGCGATTTCTTCAAAAGCCGCGCTGGCCTGCCTCGTTAGACGCCAAGGCTTCGGCATCAGTTTTGGGCGAGAGCCGAAGAAAACGCGCGACGGATTGCTTCTTCGCCGCTGCCTACTGCAAGATCACCTCGCCGCGCCTCAGAGAGGCCGGAAGAGAGGCGATCACGAAGGGTGTCAAGCTCTGCCTCTTCCCGCTCGAGGAGGCGCAGACCTGCGCGTAATGCCTCGGAGGCATTCTGGTAGCGGCCTGAGGCCACAAGTTGGTCAATCAGTGCAGATTGACTGTCAGTCAAGACAACGTTGCGGGTCCCCATCAGTGCCTCCTGCAGATTATTGGCAATATATGCCATATTCATTGATCTGTCGACAGCGATCAACTCCGCGCCTCCAGCCAGTTCGCCACAATCGCGCCTGGAATCCGCCCCAGCGCCACCTCTGCCGCCTTGGTTAAGTCCAGCCGCTTGGTGAGCTTCACCTGCCGGACCAGAAGAAAGATCGGCACGCTGGCAAGGCCGCGGCCGGATTTTGCGCGCGAGGTGACGCCAAGCCCACGACTGTTCAGCCGACCCTCCGCGACAAGGAGGCTGGGACCCCGCGGTCGGTAGATGAACCGCAAGGGCACACCGCGTCCGCGCTCCCACTCTGCCGGAGTTATCCGGCCGCCACGCGTGGATTTGCCGGCCGCGGCAGTCGGAATGGCAAGCCAGAGACCGCTTTTTGAGCGGATGAGCGGGCCGGTGTCATGCGCGCCGACGATCACCGGCGCGTTTGACCAGACAAGAGCGGCCGCATTCAAGCTGGGTCGGCCCTTTGGATAGTCTTCGGAACGAACAGTCCGTGCGAGCCGCGCGCCGAGGCCAGCACCTGTGATCTGCCCGCGCCAATCGGTCTTGAGGCTGAGGGCCGACTGGCGAATGGCCGCCGACACCGCGCGTTCGCTGGCTGCAATTTCCGCCTGCATCATCGTCGCAATATCTGGGTCGATGGCCAGCCTAAGTTTCATGTTGGGATCACGCCGGGCTGAGGTCGATGGTCCAGATGAGCCGTTCACGATCTCGGCGCGGCTCGCCTTGGATCAAAAACGTCTCGTCCCCAATCAAGATTTGTTCTTGCGGGCGGGGATGTGGAATATCCGCCACCCGGACGTCGATCCGGGTGGTGTCTGAGAGAAGCCGCGCCGCGCCAAACTCCGTGATTTCGTCGGGGCGGCGCAAGATCCCCCGGGCCCGAGTAAAGGCCCCTGCCCCGTCACGATGCCAGATTTCGACGGCGATGTTGGGATCGCCAAAGAGCGCGTCCATCGCCGAGCTGAACGCCGTCATCAAGTCCGCCGGGCTGCGCGCAAGACCTGCGGACGGGTGAATATCGGCAGGGGGTTGCTCTCAATCTCAAGGCGCACCCATTCGTCACGCTCACGATCTGGGATCATGCGCGCATAAAGCGGCAAGCCGATGGTGTTGACCGTCTCGAAGGTATCCGCCGGCGCAAAGTAGATCTCAAATAGACCCTCAATGCCCTGCGGATAGAAGTAGGCCTTGTCCGTCGGCACACCGATTGTGGCACTGCCCCCATATCGGCGGAAGGTGATCCCACCAAAGCTGAACTCATCCACCGCCCTGCCCCGCAACTCATTGGCAGCGGCCGTGTTGAGATAGGTCTCCCGGATCTCCTTATGGGCGACCAGGTCGGCAAAGAAGGCCGAACCACATTCCGCGCGCAACTGCACAGGCCCCACCGCCAGACCACCGAGGCTCTCCTCGACGCTTTCGATCAAAGCCTGGCAGCGCTTCCTGAGCGCGCCAGATGCCGGCGACTGGTTATCAAGATCAAAATCGATCTCGGCCGCAGGTGTGATCCCAAACTCAGTGGCGAAGTTGATCACCACAGAGCCATCTCGGGGGTTCTTCACCAAACCCTGAAGCCCATTCAGCAAATGATACTCAAAGGTCGCTTCGGCATCCGATCTCAGGCGCCGCATCCGGCGCGCAACTTCGGCCTGCGCCTGCTGCGTCACGCTTTCTGAGCCGAACTCGCGGATGCCCTGGATCTCGGACGCCCAAAGCACATCCTGCTTTTTGAACTGCCGGCACACAAAGGCACGGACCTGACGGCTTTCTGGGGATTGCTGGTCATAGGAGGATCCGCGCTCGGAGAACGGGATCAGTGACAAGGTCCCATCCCGGCTTTCGATCACGACCGTGCGCGTGCGCACCCCGCGCTCGCCAAAGAGACCTGAGCCGGACAAGGTCGCGGGCTTGAAGGGAATATTCTCCAAGGCACGCGTGAGCTCAATAACGGAGAAGGCATCGCCTTCAAAGATATCCATGGTGGCCATATGCCAACCTCCTTGATGTGAGTGTCTTGAGGCCCGACCCAACGCTCAGCGTAGGACGATGCCGAGCGCCGCCAGTGCCGTGCTGGCTGCCGTGATCTGGGCCTCCGTGGCCCCCTCGGGCCACACAATGTCATGTCGGTTGACGAGCGCGGGCCCACGCAGGATCACAACGCCAAGGGCGTCAGCCGCACTTGCGTCGACCGCGGCCCAGAGAATGGCAGCGGGGGTTTGGCTGCCGTTGGTCGCGGCCGGTGCAAGGCGGGTGTATTTGCCACCCGTGGTGATCTTGCCAAGCACGGAGCCGGGCTCGAGCTTTCCAGCGCCGGAGGCAATGGTGACGGTTTCTCGGGTGAAGTCGCGGAGCACTTCCCAGACGAGAAAGCCGCCTGCGTGTTGGCCTTCAGTGAGCATGGTCATGTTGGCTTATCCTTTCGTCTTAAAGGTGCGGGCGATGACCTCGCCCCAGGGATGGAGGGAGGCTGCGCGTCCAGGCTGGGCGTGGGCGCTCAGGGTGATCTCGGGGGTCGCGTCCGCCTTGGCCGCGAGAAGGCGGCTGCGGACCGCATCAAGGCTCGCGTCCTCCTCGAGGAACCGGCCCGCCATCTGCGGCTGGCCTGCAAGGCGGCAGAGATCGATGACCGCGCGTGCGTGGGCCATCGCCTCGGCGCGGATCGCAGGCGCGCTTGAGACCCCATGGTCGATGGGGCTGGGATCCGCGGAGGTCAGGTTAGGCG